TTAAATTACATAGACGATAGCCGTGAGGGTATTACAGACCATTATGTAGAGAACGCTTTTCTCTCCTCTTTCGGAGGGGGAATAGGTGGAGGTTGGAGTGATGTGCGTTCACAGGGGACGCCTACATCTAAAGGCTCGGAGTCTACTGGTGTAATACCTTTCGTAAAAGTCGTAGATGCAGAAATGTTAGCTTTTAGTCAAGGTATAACTAGACGAGGAAGTTACGCTGCATATCTACGCATAGACCACCCTGAAATAGAGGAATTTTTAGATGTTAGGAAGCCTACTGGTGGCGATGTTAACAGGAAGTCTACTAATTTACATCATGGTGTCGTGGTTCCAGATAGTTTTATGGAGTGTATATACAATTCCACAAAGTATCCTTCTTATGACGATAGCTGGGATCTTCGCGACCCTCACACAGGACGAGTAAAGCGTACAGTTAGTGCTAAAACCTTGTGGGTCAAACTGTTGCAAAACAGAATGGAAACAGGGGAGCCTTACATTATGTTTGAAGACGCCGTTGATGCAGAATTACCAGACTTTCAGAAAAGCAAAGGTTTAAAGGTAAACCATAGTAATCTTTGCTCTGAAATAACACTTGCTACCGATGAAGAAAGAACTGCAGTGTGTTGTCTCTCTAGCGTAAACTTAGAGTATTACGACGAGTGGAGTCAGCACCCTGCTTTCATTCCAGATCTAATTAGAATGTTAGATAATGTTTTAACTGATTTTATAGAAAAAGCACCAGAACAACTACGTAAAGCAAGATTTTCTGCTATGCGGGAAAGAAGTTTAGGTCTTGGTGCAATGGGATTTCATGCGTTCTTACAAAAGAATAATATTCCTTTTGAAAGTGCACAAGCGACAGGCGCTAATCTAAGGATATTTGCACATATTAAGGAAAACGCCTCAAAAACAACAAGAAAACTTGCAGTAGAAAAAGGCGCTTGCCCTGATGATGATACTTGTACAGTACGAAATGCACATCTTTTGGCTATAGCTCCTAATGCAAGTTCTAGTATTATATGTGGAAACACAAGTCCTAGTATAGAACCTTTCCGTGCTAATGCTTTTAATCAGAAAACAAAGTCTGGATCTAACCTTATGAAAAATAAATTTTTATCAATGGTTTTAGACAGTTATGATATGAATACTGACGAGACTTGGAAAAGTATAGTAACAAATAAAGGAAGTGTGCAACATTTAAACTTCCTTTCGGAATGGGAAAAGAACGTATTTAAAACAGCAGTTGAAATAAATCAATCATGGATTATAGACCACGCAGCTCATAGACAAGAGTATATTTGTCAATCGCAAAGTTTAAACTTATTCTTTCCACCTGATGTAAATAAGGGGGACCTACATAATGTACATATGCTTGCTTGGGCTAAGAACTTAAAAACTCTTTATTATTTAAGAAGTGAAGCTATATCCAGAGCGGATGTAGTATCTGATCTAGTAAAAAGAGAAATTTTATTTGAACAATCAGATTGTTTAGCGTGTGAAGGTTGATATGAGCTTATTAGACGAAAGAAATTATTACAAACCCTTTAAATATGACTGGGCTTTTCAAGCCTATAAGACACAACAGCAAATGCATTGGATGCCAGATGAAGTAAATCTGCAAGATGACGTCAGAGATTATAGAGAAAAACTTCCAATAGAAAGTAGACGACTTATAGATAATATATTTAGGTTCTTTACTCAAGCTGATGTAGATGTAGCTAGTGGATATGCTACGCATTTTTTGCCTACATTCAAGCAACCAGAAGTAAGAATGATGTTATCCGCTTTTGCAGGAATGGAAGCTGTTCATATGGAAGCCTATGCCTTGTTACTTGATACTCTTGGCAAAGAAGAAGAAATTTACCAAGAATTTATGAAGATTCAAGAAATGGCAGATAAACATGAGTACTTGACTGACTTTAATATGGAAAGTCCTCATGAGATAGCTAAAACATTAGCTGTCTATAGTGGTTTCACAGAGGGAGTACAATTGTTTAGTAGTTTTGCAATACTATTAAATTTCCCTAGACATAACCTTATGAAAGGTATGGGACAAATTATAACTTGGAGTGTACGTGATGAGTCACTTCATGTAGACAGTATGTCAAGATTATTTAGGACTTTCATTCAAGAAAATCCTGAGATATGGAATGACAAACTGAAGTATGAAATCTATTGTGCTGCAGAAAGAGTAGTAGAGTTAGAAAATAACTTTATTGATACTTGCTTTGAAAAAGCTGAGATACCTGATTTAACTAAAGAAGATGTTAAAGAGTATATCAGATTTATAGCAGGTCGTAGACTACTTGGACTTGGTATGAAGAATATCTTTCATACAAAAGTTAATCCACTACCATGGATTGATTATCAATTAAACGCAGTTGAGCATACCAACTTTTTTGAAAACCGTGCTACCGAGTATGCGAAGGCTAGTACACAAGGAAATTGGCAGGATATATTCAAATGAGTGAAGAACAACAACCAACCCAAAGTCAAATGACAGCAACTGTAACTATTGATGGAGTAGTCCATAATATAGACAGTTTAAGCGAACAGCATAGAGTCGTTATGGGGCATGTACAAGTTGCTGACCAAGAAATAGCAAAATTACAAAATTTAATTGCTATTCTTACAACAGGCAGACAGGCTTACATTAACGAACTGGGTAAAGAATTAAACGGAACAGATCAAGAATTTACAGACGAAGCATCTGGTGATTAGTGAAAATCTTTATAGGATATGAAAGCGCACACCCAGAAATGTACGAAGTGTGCAAAGCTTCTATTGAAAGATTTAATACCTCACACCAGATCCAACCTCTAGTAAAAGAAGAACTAATAGAAGCAGGACATTACCGTAGACCCTATCAAGGCGAGTCTACTGAGTTTGCCTTTACCCGTTTTTTAGTACCTTTTCTATGTAACTATACAGGATATGCTCTCTTTTGTGATGGAGACTTTTTATGGAGGAGCGATCCACAGGAATTAACGCATTTTAAACAGAGTAAACATGATGTTCATGTCGTTAAACACCCTAACTTAGTTACTAAAAATAAAACTAAAATGGATGGCAAAATAAACAGACCTTATGAAAGAAAATACTGGTCTAGTTTAATGTATATAAATTGTGCAGGGGCAACCAGATTAACACCAACAAGTGTATCTGCAGCCCCAGCGGGTGATTTGCATGGTTTTTCATGGACAACCAAAGAAATAGGAAGTCTCCCCGCAAGTTTTAATGCTCTTGTAGGTTACTATAGTTTCCCTAACCCAAAAGCAGTTCATTTCACAGACGGAGGTCCATGGCTTGAAGGCTATGAAGATACTCCCTATGCGGATGAATGGAACAATATATGGAAGTTATTAAGACACTAATGGATCAATTCTACAACAAAAATATTATCTTAGTAGGCAATTCGGTAGAAATGTTAAACTATGAACACGGAAAATTTATTGATTCCCATGATGTAATTATTCGTATGGGTAGAGGGATTCCAAACCCCGACGGGTTAGAAGATAATATGAAAGCTATTGGTACTAGAACAGACGTATGGTGCACTGGATTCCTAAGAGAGAATATGATCAAAATGCCACATATTAAAACTGTTCCAATTATACTACTTAATAGAACACGAATGTATATGAAAACTCCCCGAGAGCCGTATTATTTAAAAGACTTTTATACAATGTTTACAGATAATCAAATTCTTGATATTTATGATGAGTTTAAATTTGTGGACACCAGATCAAGAAAAAATACTATTACAGAAAGTGTAAAGGCGGATCTACTTGGAATGAAAAATAAAACTGTACCTAATTATGGACGTCCGTCCAACGGTTTTATTACTTTACTTTGGTTAATACGAAAAGCGAATAATTGGAAAAGTTTAACCTTGATAGGATTTGATTTCTTTGCAAAATACTTTCCAGTTAATGTAGGTCGTGCAAAACCACAAAGTTGGCATTTACCTCACAATAAACATCATGAAACCCCGCATCGTGGAGATATAGAAAGAGAGTATGCTTTAGAGTTAAAGCAAAAAGGATTGATAAATTGGATTATTCTTTCTGATTTGAAGGAAGAAGTCTTAGAGTTTTAAGTACTTTTCCAGTGGTATTTAGTTGTCGGAAGGGTGTTGAGATTTTCGCGAACTTTATTGATATCCTCACCTAGAATATTGAACCAATCTGCAAATATATAATTCTTTGACATTTTACCCATCTGACGGGCTTCTTTGTACAGAGGTCGACAGGAATACCATTCTCTTATTCCATTAAAGAATATCCGCATTTTTCCAACACGACTGAGAACTTTCCAACCATTACCCTCAAAATCTTTACCATATTCAATTCTTAATAGCTCTCCTATAGGATCGGGCGGATAACCACTAAGTACATGAGTAAAGTCATGAATATCTGCAATAAACTTTCGAAAAGCTTCATCTAGTTTAGCATCTTCACTACGCGTAGGAACAAGATCACTCAACTTTCCATAATAGTATTTATTTACAAACTCAAAGTATTCGCTAGCCAAAGTATTCTCTGTATTTTTATACTGTGAAACATTAGTTATAATACTATCTCCTTTCAAATATCTTTTTCCAGTAGGTGACATAGACCAGACGATCATAGTTTTATCGAGTGAGGTTTTATTGAAGTGACGAATAAATATGGCTAGAAAGGCAGTATCGTAATTGCCTGGTTTCATCTGAATAGAAATTAGCTTTAGAATAAAAGCTAGACTTTTGAACATCTTAAAATAACCAAAAGAAAGTTATTAAGTAAAGTATTAAAATTACTAATCCTTCCATTATATTTTACCGAATAGATACCCAGCTTTAGTGACAGATTCAATCATTTTTCTCTGTCTCTCTGCTTTATCTAATAAATTATCACAGATAGCAGCTCCTCTCAGATTAAGAGGTATATTGTCTATCTGTTTTGCCCATAGATCCCAAGGCATTGCTAAGAAGTATAAAGTTGGTACGTTCCAATAAGGACTCCAAAGCATAGGCATACTTTTCAATTGAACTGTATACGCTTTCCGTAACATAATATTACAGTTGATTGCGTCTTTTGGTCCGAGAGCTTCCCTTAAAAAGAGTTCATCTACTTTTCCATTAAAATAAGTTGGAGCCATTCCAACCCCTATATTATAGAATGAAGAAAATAAATCTTTATTAGTTGTAGAAAGAATAAAAGAATCTGGATCATGATGCCATGTACCAGCAGACTCCAACTGACGACCAGATGGTGAAACTTTCATACGAGGTTTTATCTTCGGATGACGTGTTGCCCTTCCATTTTTAAAGAAATTTCTATAATCCAGTTTATCTATTTTATTCCAGTCTAGAAGTATAAGACTAGCATCGTGATCTTTTTCCGTTGCTGGAATATCTAATATATCATAGTAGTTTTTAAACATAGGATGATCTAAATAAGTCCATTGTTTTCCAAAGTAGGCAATCTTTTCGCCCATTTGTGCAATAGTGGGTAGTTGTCCTTTATCTAGAGTGGCTTGATTAAATATGCGTGGAGTATGATCCATAACTAAAACTTTTTGCATATCATGAGACTTATGGCTCCAATGGTTTTTTAGTTGTAGTATCATTCTTGATTGAGTTTGCGGTCCGTGTCCCTTTGCTAGAGAACCTTTAATTTGCCAAGCACTTTGATAAATATGTACCTCTCTAAAATTAGCTAATGCCCATCTATGGACAGGAGTCATTTTATCCCAAGTTTGGGGTGAGGTAAAGAGATGCAGGCGAAAGTTCTCCGCTTTGTCAAGTAGAGACGAAAGTGTGAACATAGTGTTCAGCTCTTGTGTATTTATTGCTATATCAATCATGTCGTTAATGTATATTCCCAAAAATTATCTAAGTAGTTTTGTAATCTTTCCTTTGGATCAGGATCAAAATTAAATATAATTCCTGATCGCCTACTTGATAGTATCTTTCTTAAAGCAGTTCCTGAACCTTCTTTATGCCCTGCCACTGCTTGATAAATCGCTTCATAAGTAAGATGGTTTTTTTCTCTTGCTTTTACTGGAATTGCTACTGTTGAAATCTTTTTTCCTAAAAGTAATCCTATTAGTCCCATTTCGCTATTTGGACATATAGCCAACTCTTTACAATTCAAAAGTAATTCAAATCCTCCTGCTTTTTTATTTAAAATTTTATCTTCCCCGTATCTCCCTTTCATCTTTGCTATCCAGAGATGGGCAGTTATAGGATGAGGCTTAATTACATAGCCATCTTCTACTAAAGCGTCCATCTTTTTCCAATTCATTATATTTTTCTGTATCAAATTGCTTCCTGGTGGGAAGATAACCTTGTCATAAAATTCTGTGTTCCATTGTAACACATATTTATTCTCTAGGTTTTTGATGATTTTTTCTATTCGATCTTCATCAATTATTATTTCTGAATCATCTGCAAGATTGCTCATCAATCTATTATTTATTATTACACTATTTACTCTTATATAAATTGCTTTACTTAAAAAGTCTGTATACAACCAAGATCTAACAGTCATATTCTCATTAGTATTATACCAAAGATCATACTCAAAAGGACTTCCTCTGTACTTCTCTGGTATAAGCAAGTGCTTAAACTTATTTAGCTCTTGCAGTTGAGACTTAGGTCTCATTGTACTGCCCGACTTCATATAATGAGTAGGTAAATCACCTAATTCTTCATTTATGGAAAGAGCATCTAATTTTGCAGCTCTTCCGTTAGCTGCCATCTCTTTCTCTCTTTTTAAGTTCGTGAACTTGTTGTTCTAAGACTTTTGTTCTATTTTCAAAATCTTCTATTGTATCAAAGAGAGCTGCCATCATGCCCTCCATTTTTCTATTTACATATTCAGGGGTAACATTCCCTTGGGTGTTATCCCTTCTAAAGCCTTTGTCTTTATTTGTGTCTTTCGCCATGTTAGTTCCATTTTGAGCCATCCCAGTAAGAAGCATCATAATCTGTAGCGCTTGACACTTCAGTATCATATATAGTTCCTGCTGAACTGGCAGTTATTCTTTCAAATATTTGAGTTCCCGTTGCAGTTGCAAAGGTAGTCACATGTCCCGTTAATATCGTAGTATCCGTTGCTCTACTTGTATTATAAACTGTTGAAGTTGTTAATGAAGTAGCATAAACCGTACCCGATTCTCTTGTAGTATTAAACGTAGTAGTAGTGGCTTGCGAAGTATTAAACGTCGAAGTAGTACTCTTACTAGTTGATGTAGCCCTACTACTTGCTGTACTGTGCGTAGTATTATATACTGTATCAGTACTCTTAGTTGTACTAGTAGCTCTGCTACTTGCTGTACTGTGTGTAGTATTATAGGTCGTAGTAGTACTCTTACTAGTTGCTGTAGCACGACTTGTAAGTGTACCAAGCGTAGTAGCATATACTGTAGTAGTAGATTTACTTGTTGCAGTCGCTCTACTACTTGCTGTACTATGTGCAGTATTATAGGTCGTAGTAGTACTCTTACTAGTTGCTGTAGCTCTGCTGCTTGCTGTACTATGTGCAGTATTATAAACCGTAGTGGTACTCCTACTCGTGCTAGTAGCACGACTCGAGATCCTAGAAGTACCGTAAGCGGTTTCATAATTAGTGCTTCTTGAAGTATTTGTATTCCAAGTTGTAGTTTTACTTGTGTTAGTACTCCACGTTGTAGTTTTACTCGTGTTAGTACTCCATGTTGTAGTTTTACTTGTATTAGTACTCCATGTGGTAGTATTGCTTGTATTAGTATTATTTGTTTGAGCAGTTGCGTTAGTAAATCCTGTATTCCAAGTTGTAGTTTGACTTGTATTAGTATTATTTGTTTGAGCAGTTGCGTTAGTAAATCCTGTATTCCAAGTTGTAGTATGACTCGTATTAGTATTCCAAGATGTTGCCGTATTTCTAGAAGTTGCTGTATTCCATGTGGTTGTCCAGGAAGTGTTAGTATTATTAGTAAATCCTGTAGAATTTGTACCACTATCTGTCCAGGATGTTGCTGTATTCCTACTAGTACCGTAAGCGGTATTATTAGTCGACCCAGTACTATTAGTAAATCCTGTACTCCACGTTGTGGGATTAGTTCCAGAAGTTGGATTAGTTCCAGAAGTATTATGTGAGGAACTCCAACCAGTATTTGTATTCCAAGATGTTGCAGTATTATTAGTCGACCCAGTACTATTAGTACCACTCTGTCCAAAAGACGTAGTTCTGGTATCCCCTTGTGAAGTACTATTAGTACCACTATCTCCAAAAGTCGTAGTTCTGCTTGAACCTTGAGTAGTATCGTATGCGGTATTATCAGCGTACGCTGTAGTCCAAGATGTGTTTGTTAGGAAGACTGTAGGTTGCCCTTCTGGTCCCACGAAACTAACCGTTATGTTCGTTCCTGTTGTTGATCTAGAAGTATTAGTACTTCTGGTTGTACTCCAAGTGGTATTGTAGGCAGTACTTTGTGAAGTATTCCACGATGTATTAGTATTCCAAGTTGTAGTGTAGGCAGTACTTTGTGAAGTATTCCATGATGTATTAGTATTCCAAGCAGTATTAGTACTATTAGTTCCGGCAGTACTATTAGTTCCAGTTGTATTATGTGAGGAACTCCAACTAGTATTTGTATTCCAAGATGTATTTGTATTTTGTGAAGTATTCCTAGCAGTATTAGTATTCCAAGCAGTGTTTGTACTTCTACTAGAATCATACCCCGTACTGTTACTACTTGAGGTAGTCCATGAAGTTGCTGTGTTCCTAGAGGTTGAGGTACTAGCTCCGCCTGCTGGATCTGTGACTTGTGAGGTTGAATTAGTAAATCCCGTACTATTAGTTTGGGCAGTACTAACTGTATACTGAGTAGTCTGTGAGGTGCTTCTAGTAGTATTCGTATTCCAACTAGTATTTGTAGCAACTACATAATCGGTAGTCTGTGAAGTACTCCGTGTAGTATTCGTATTCCAACTCGTATTTGTACTAACTGTGTATTCAGTAGTCTGCGCAGTATTATCTGCATACTGAGTAGTCTGCGCAGTATTATCTGCATACTGAGTAGTTTGTGCAGTATTATCCGCATACTGAGTAGTTTGTGAGGTTGAATTAGTAAATCCCGTATTTCTACTAGTTGTTATTGTAGTATCATAACTAGTAGTATAAGTAGTGGTAGTATCATATACTGTGGTAGTTGCATGACTAGTATTATAAGTCGTGGTAGTCGTATATAAAGTAGTAGTGTCAAATGTAGTAGTCGTTGCATGACTTGTCAGATAAGTAGTAGTAGTGGTATATAAAGTAGTTGTATCCCACGTAGTAGTTGTTGCCTTACTTGTATTAAACGTAGTTGTAGTTGTATAAGTAGTAGTGGAATCAAAAGTAGTAGTAGTACTTCTAGTAGTTTCATACTCGGTCGTCGTTGTAAATAACGTAGTAGTTGCAAAAGTTGTAGTGGTTGCAAGAGTAGTTTCGTATGCAGTAGTAGTAGTATATAAAGTAGTTGTATTAAATACAGTAGTTGTGTCTCTAGTAGTTGCCCACGTAGTCGTTGTAGACCTAGTTGTATTAAAAGTAGTTGTGGTATCTCTAGTTGTATCAAATACAGTAGTTGTATCTCTATTTGTATTAAATGTCGAAGTTGTGCTGTAAGCAGTTTCTTGAGTTCCTGAAACATAGGTTGTTTCAGTATTTGTTGTTCTAGTAGTTGTATGAACAGCCGAGAACGGCCCCTCTAAACTACCGCCATCATTTACGTAGACTTCATTGACACGACGAATCGTCCCACTATCATTTATAGCAAGAAATCGTAATGTGCGGAGTGTTCCCCCATCATTTACGTAAATTGACATCTAAACTCCTATGAATACACGTACCATACGTGTCCGCTAGATGTTGCTCCTACTCCTGTTGGCGCGGATGAAGTAATAGTATAGGGTAATCTACCTGCCGTTACTGTACCACTCGTAATCTTACCAGCTGCAATATCTAAGTTACTTACGGCTCTACCAGAAGTAATAACTTCAGTACCGTCTACACTCAAACCTGCATCTTCAATATTAAATTGTAATTTTGTTCCCATTTTATGCCTCTATTGTTGTCCTTACAAATTTGTAAGCCATTGTATCGCCCGAAGCAGGAGTCACTCGTAATCTTAAATCACTACCGTTTATATCTGCGTCAAAGGCTGCTTGTGCGCCATTATCAAAAATTGACGCATATTGTGTTAAATAAACTGTTGAACCGTCATGGAATAATACAATTTCCAGTGCTTGATAGTCGCTGTCCGTTGAGTTTGTAATCTGTACAAAGTATTTTGCACTTCTAAATGTTGCATGAGCAAATGTATCTAAACTAAATACACTAGTGCTTGAACTAGTTCCTGTTCCTACATCGAATCCCCCAACTTCATCAATGTGTAGTTTTTGAAGTGGTACAGAATCTTGTATTCCTAAGTTACCTGCAACATTAGTTACGTCGTTTGTTCCGTTTCCTAAATTAGCATTTCCATTTGCATTTACTATTCCACTAAAAGTAACAGTACCACTCATGGTTTGTCCACTAAGAGCATCGGATTTAAGTTCACTAGAACTTACTGCATTGGCTGCTATTTCTGCGGCTCCTACTGCGTTACCTGCTATTTCTACAGAACCTACTGCATTAGAGGCTATTAAATCTGCGGTAATTAAACCGCTAGAAACCATACCTACATTGTTGATAGCATTATCCGCTATCAAAGCTGCTGTTATTTGATCATTCCCTATATGAGCTGTATCAATTGATGCAGCTGCATAATGCTCGCTATCAATAGCGTCATCTGCAATCTTTGTTCCGTCTACTGCGTCAGCGGCTAGCTGTGCAGTACCTACTTGACCATCATCAATGTGTCTAGTAAGAATAGAATTCATGGCAATCTTAGTGCCATCAACTGCGTTATCTGCTATATTGCCTGTAGCGATTGTATTCGCTGCTATTTCAGCAGTTGTAATACTTGCCGCTATAATCTTACTTGCATTAACCGAATTAACTGCTAGTTTTGCTAAAGTAACATTTAAATCTACTATTGCAGCAGTATCAACTGCATCATCTGCTAATTGGTCTGCTGTTACTTGTGCATCATCAATATGTCGGGTAAGTATCGAGTTCTGCGCGATTTTTGTACCGTCTATGGCATTATCTGCTATATTACCTGTTGCGATTGTATTAGCCGCAATTTCAGTAGTTGTTACACTACCCGCTACTATAGAAGCAGTTACAACTGAATTAGTTGCTAGTTGATCTGCTCCAACCGCATCATCTGCGATCATAGATTGTTCTACTGCATCTGCTTGTATTGTTGCTGTTCCAGTAACATTTCCTGATCCGTCAAAAGAGGCTGATGTCCAAACGACATCTCCCGTCATTCCTATTGTTCTTCCTGTTGCTAAAGTTGTAGCTGTACTAGAATTACCTGTTACGGCTCCTGTTACATCCCCTTCTATATTTGATACTAAGGTTGCTACTGCATATCCTGTTCCAGAAGTATTAACGGTTGTTGTAGGAACGGCTTGGTTATCTTTAAATAACTTCCATTTTCCTGAGTCACCCGCATCTCTGAATAATCCTGCGTATAAATCTTGTGAACCACTAGTGTCATATAAACCATAGAATCCTATATCAACGGCATCACTTGAATTATTTGTTGATGCCAAAGCAATTAGTGGATCTGCAGCAACGATAGTTGTTGAAGATACTGTTGTTTCTGTTCCTGATACTGTTAAGTTGCCTGAGAGCGTTACGTTACCAGTAAACGTTTGCCCGCTAAGGGCATCACTCTTAAGCTCACTAGCAGATACAGCGTTTGCTGCAATCTCACTCGCAGTTACTGCGTTTGCTGCAATCTGGTCGGCTGTAATTTGGGCGTCATCTATATGACGAGTTAAAATTGAATTCTGTGCTATCTTTGTACCATCAATGGCGTTGTCAGCTATATTGCCAGTAGCAATAGTATTAGCCGCTATTTTCCCTGAAGTTACTTGAGCGTTTCCTATATGAGCTGTATCAATAGATAAGTCTGCATAATGTTCACTATCAATAGCATTATCAGCAATATGTTCATTATCTATTGAACCTGTTGCATAATGTTCACTATCAATAGTATTATCAGCTATTAGAGCTCCTGTAATTGCATCTGCTGCTATATCTGCCGTAGCTATTGTGCCGTTTACTATTTTAGCACTTGTAACTGAATTGTTTGCTAAATGAATAGTATCTATACTAAGAGATACTATTTCTGCACTATCCACAGAATTTGCAGCCATTTGGTCTGCTGTAATCTGTGCATCATCTATGTGTTGAGTTAGAATAGCGTTATTTGCTATATCTGCAGCAACGATTGTTCCGTTTACTATTTTAGCTGTAGTAATTGAATTATCTGCTAAGTCTGCTGTCACGATTGTTCCATTAACAATCTTAGCTGAAGTAATTGAATTATCTGCTATATCTGCTGTTACGATTGTTCCATTAACAATCTTAGCTGAAGTTACTGAATTTGCTGCTAACTGATCTACTGTTACTTGGTTATCATCTATGTGTTGAGTTAGAATAGCGTTATTTGCTATATAAACTGATGTTATTGTGCCTGTTAAGATTTCTCTTGCAGTAATATTATTTTCTGCTATCTTAACACTTGTAACTGCATTATCCGCTATTTGAAGTGTTGCTATCGAGTTAGTTGCAATTTCACTTGTGTCTACTGCGTTAGCTGCTATCTTTGCGGAAGTAACTGCATTTGCAGCTATCTTAGCTGCTGTTACTTGTAAGTCCCCTATATGGATAGTATCTATACTACCCGTTGCTATTTCACTTGAATTTACTGAATTTTCTGCTATCATTGCAGCCGAGATAGCGTTGTCCGCTACCGAGGTTACTGCTGTTCCCTGTAAATGAATTGCTGATACCGCATTCGTTGCTAGTTCACTGGTGCCAATACTATTTGCGGCTACCTCAGAAGTCCCAACGGCGTTCGCGGCAACTTCACTAGCTGTAATCGAGTTACTTACTATTTCAGTAGTACCTACTGCATTAGCTTCTAAAGAAGCTACTAATGCCATTTGTTTACCTATGAGTGCCATTTTATGTTTGCTCCAGATACGATAGAACCACGTCTATCGAGCTTGCAACGTTACTTTGTACTTTAATTATATCACCAGCTTCTAATACAACCTTACCATCTCCTCCGACTAGTACTAAAGTTGAACCACTCGGTATAGG